TCTTCAGTGATATACCAGAAGAGATCGTCCTTCATAGTTGCAACCAACTTCCACAATCTGATGAGGTTGATGTCACAATCATTTTTTTGTGCAATCTCATTCTCGTCCACCTCATAACCATCACGGATGCAGTCGTTGATGGATTTTTTGATTTTTGTTGCTTGCTTGTCATCCACAAACTCACATAGTGTGGACATTTGCTTGGCAAACAAACTCATATCGTACAGATCCTCACGATAAGGGTGCAACTTAACCTCAGGTTGCACAATCTTACAGTACATCGTATCTGTGATTCTGAACTTTAGAGGATGAGCAACAGCATCACGCAGATCCTTATCAGCAGTGTAATATGTGTGGGGGGCAATGATGATATTCTCCCTGATCACCTCGGGAAACGTGTAAGTAATCGTATTGGGGCAAAAAGTATCGTCACCGCCAAACCCAATAAAATCACCTTGAATAATCCCACCGACATCAGGAAGGTAATCAAGGCAATGGTGTAATATGTCAGCAACAGACCCAGAATGATTCCGATCAATGTCAGTATGCGTTTCATTGATTTTGATTTTGACTTTGTTGAAGACAGATTTTGTTCCCACAAACTTGTTACCAGTTGCAGGATTAGTGCCCCAGACAATAGCAGGAGCACCATCCATTTTGGTGCTAATGTGACTGTCTGGTGCAGCGAACCAATCAAGAACAGAGAGATCACCAGTCAGAATGGCGTCTTCTGGATGTTGCAGATGAGTGTTCTTCATACTACTGGTACAATCAAGAGCTGAGTAACAATAAAAAGAGAGGATTTCTCCTCCCTTTGTATTCACCGATCAATCACAGCATAGTATGCTTTATCGGCGATAACATTGAATAACAGAGAAATATCCTCTGCCAGTTTTTTCACTTCATAGTTATGAATCTGCCAACGAACTTTAATATCACGGAGAACAAGAGATGAATACTCTTTGTAATCAACGTGGTGCATCAGAGGTTCAGGACGAGACATAGACAAATCGTGTGCTTACACTACTGGTACAATCAAGAGCTGAGTAACTTTAATCAGACAGGGAGATCAATAACATTGTAAATGTGAGATTCTGTGTCTGTCTTGTAAAGAAGGATTTCTCTTGCTTTTTTAGCAGTAAATCCCTCCTCTGTTTTCTTTCTACGACCCGCAGTGTAGGTAATGTCGAAGTAATGAACCTGCATTGACCTTGATTGATCATCAAACCAGTCATCATCAGCACGGTTAGCAACAAAAACTAAATTTTGTGCATCGGCAAAGTCCAGAAGGTCAGTCAGTGCATCATCCCCAAACCCGTTGCCATAATCTGCGAAACTGTCCCGATATGGTGGATCAAAGAAGAAAAATCCATTAGGATCATTGTTCACAGAATCTTTCCAATCTCCTGTCTTGATAGTTACATTCTGAAGTGCATTGTGCCACCAGTTCAACACACCACGATCATAAACTTTATCCTTCTGGTTCAACAATCCAGCAGGAGTTCCATACCTTCCGTTGGTATTCTTGTTCAGTTGATAGATACCATTGAACCCAGTCTTCATCAAAAAATATAATGTTGCTGCCTCAAATGTCTTGCTCCATTCTTGATACTCCCAAGCATGAAGATGACGGGTATCAAAGTAGAACTTTTTACGGTCATCTTTGCTCAGTGGTAGATACTGCGATTCAAGACTGTCCAGACGTTGTTGAAACTCAGTCAGGTCAGTCTTGATTGCTTTGTAGATATTCATGACATCGGAGTTGATGTCATTGATCACCACATTCTTTGGTTGGTAGGTGTTCATCACATAGACAAACATTGCCCCACCACCAAAGAACGGTTCATAGTAAGTTTCAAAAGAAGATGGCATAAAAGGTGCATAATGTTTAAGCACCTTTGTCTTACCACCTGCCCAAATAAACAGTGGTTTCATCAACCCTTCAAAAATACTGTGTCAATTTTAATACCAACTTTCTCCTCATAAACATCATACAACTTACGAATTTTCTTCTGCATTTCTCCACTCTTAAGTGCTACAGTTTGAGCAGCATTTTCAGGATAAAAGATAAGGAGAAACAGTTTTATATCCTCACGAATATATTTATTCATGAAAGTAGAAATAGTAACTTGATCCCAAGATCTAAGTTCTCTGGGTCTAAGAATTTCATGATGTTCATATGCAAGCATGTCTTTATATACTTGCCACTGTTGTTCAATCTTCTCTGGACTGTAGGATTTAGCAGGACGACGACCACCAGTTTTTTGCTCCCAACCACACCATGCTCCTAACTGTTTTGCAGTGATAAATGTATATCTTGAAAGAAGATCGTCTTTGAACTCTTTACTAGGACGAGGATCTTTGAGTCCTGCATCAATGTTTTCCTCAATGTGTGTCATGACAATGTTTTTAACATCATCAACACTGGTTGGTTGCTTCATCTTCGCATCATGATTCAACTCGTTACCAAAATCAACAGCAACAGACATACGACCCTGAAGATCTTCTTCAAAATCTACAACATAAGCATCTGACTCATAGATGCCTAGACGAATCATAATCTCAGAAGTGTGATTTCCACCAATGATCTTATACTCATCAGTTTTCTTAAAATAAACTAAAACAAGAATGTCTAGATTACTATGATCACCAGTATTCACACAGTGATTAACTGCTTTTTCAATAAAAGCAAGACTACGATCATATTCTCTTACCTGTATGCGCGTTTCTTCAAGAGGTTCCCAAACATCGGTGTCGATTTCTTCAAAGTAGTTTCGTAAATCAATTTTGATTTTTCGTTTGTAAGTTCCATCTTTAATCTGATTAGCAATGGCAACAAACTTGGCGATTTTGTTAGAGGTGGGAGAACTTGAGGGAGTTTTCATGAAGAAGAGGTGTTTGAATAGATTATAGAGGGATTTTGGTCAGTTGTCAACCATTAGATTTTCACATTAACATATCCATCAGCAATTGCTTGTGTATCACCACCACGTTTGAACTTTGGAGTGAACTTTAGATTGAGACCATCAATATTAGATGGATCTGCTATATTGACAATTTCCATTGTCTTGTCTTTAATAAACATGATATTGTCCCATTTATCAACTTCTTTGTACTGCTTTAGAGCAAACTTTCCTATAGCAGTATTGAACTTTACAGGATCTTTGTAGTTCTTCTTTACATCTTCAACAAGTTGAGTAATATCACAACCAGGATAAAGTTCACTGAAGTAATCAAAATAAACTTCAGGGTTTTCAACTGACTTTACATGTTCAGAGAACTTTTTAGGATCTTTATATCCTGGGGCATGTCCTCTAAAATACTTATCATTCAGTTTATCAACTAAACCTTTATCAGTGACACCAGTTTTAATAGGTTTTAGACTTGCACCATCATCTTTCAACTCAGATTTTTTATTTTTTTTAACACCATATCTACCATCATTATTGACGGAAAACTGGTAATCAGAAAAAATAAGAGGAAGAATCAACTCACCCTTTCCAATACCCTTTCCTTTGTTTGACAATAAGACTTCAAAGAGGAGAGGAAATATAATATCTTCCTTCAGTTTTTCTGGCACTAAATCCCACAGTGACTTACGAAAATTGGTGCCTAAAATATCAGTGCTTGTAAGATTACTTTCATCTTCAAGTAGGGAGAGAGTATTCTCGGCATCTCCATCCGTAACTGCATCAAAATAACAAAGATATGCCATAAAGTCTTGACGAAACCTATCAGCAGCAACATGACCCCGAATTCCCCTTCCAATCAATAGGGAATCAATCCTTTCTTCTAACTGCTTTGAAAACATGATTGCGTTCCTTTGACTCTCTTAGTATAGACAAAAATTATCCCCTTTGGGGGTGGAAATGTGGAACTTTAACATATTGTAACATTACCGTCTGATCTCACTGATCGCAGGTTGACCTTGATTAAAGACAACATCAACGACTGCCTGAACCTTGCGAGCGGTGGAAATACCAACAGCATCATAAGTTGGTACACAAACCAATCCAAACGTCTTCTG